ATGGCTAAGAGCGAAAGCGGACGGCTGGAGCGGTTCTGCCGGGCCTACCTGCGGACCATGGACCCGGAGCGGGCCGCCCGGGAGGCGGGCTGCCGGGACGGCTTTGCCCAACTGGAGGCGGAGCGCACCCAGAAGCGGCTGGAGCAGATGCGGGAGGCGGCCGTGGGCCAGCTGCGCCGGGAGGATGTCCTGCGGCGTCTGGCTCAACTGGCCTTCGGACAGGCCAACGATGGCGTGGAGCTGGCCCTGCGGGGCCGGGAGACTTCGGCGGAGGAACTGGACCTCTCGGCAGTGGCGGAGATCCGGGTGACGGACAAGGGCGGCGTGGAAGTCAAATTCGTGGACCGGGTGCGAGCGCTGGAGGCCTTGTGCGGCCTGCTGGGCGGAGACACCGGTACGGGAGCGGAGGAACTGCTCCATGCGCTGAGCGCTGCCGGCGACGAGGAAGGAGCGTGGGAACACGGCTGAGGTGTTGCGGTTTTCCCCCAAGCAGCGGCAGGTTTTGACCTGGTGGTGCCGTCCGGGGCAGCCCTGGGAGGCCATCATCTGCGATGGGGCCGTCCGAAGCGGAAAGACGTTTTCCATGGGACTGTCCTTTTTCCTATGGGCGCAGACCTGCTTCAACGGTCAGCAGCTGGGCCTGTGCGGCAAAACCATCACCTCCCTGCGGCGGAACCTTCTGACGGAACTGCTGCCGTTTTTGGGGCGGCTGGGCTTTTCCTGCCGGGAGAAGCGGTCGGAGAATCTGCTGATTGTGCGCTACGGCGGCCATGAGAACCGATATCTGCTCTTTGGCGGCAGGGACGAGTCCAGCGCGGCCCTTATCCAGGGCAGCACATTGGCGGGGGTGCTGCTGGACGAAGCGGCGCTGATGCCCCGCTCTTTCGTGGAGCAGGCCTGCGCCCGATGCTCCGTGACGGGGAGCCGGTTGTGGTTCAACTGCAACCCCGAGGGGCCCCAGCACTGGTTTTACCGGGAGTGGGTCCTGAAGGCGGAGGAACGGCGGGCGCTGTATCTCCATTTTACCATGGAGGACAACCCCGCCCTGTCTCCCCGCATCCGGGCTCGCTACCGCAGGGCCTACTCGGGTGTGTTCTACCGGCGGTTCGTGCTGGGGGAGTGGACGGCGGCCCAGGGCCTGGTCTACGACTTTTTCGACCGGCAGCGGGACGCGGTGCCCGCGCCGGAAGGGCCTTTCCGCCAGTGGCGCATCTCCGTGGATTACGGCACGGCCAATCCGGCGTCCTTCGGCCTTTGGGGGCTTCTGGACGGTGTTTGGTACCGGGTGGCGGAGCGGTATTTCGATTCCCGGAAGGAGGGGTGGCAGAAAACGGACGCGGAATACGCCGCGGACCTCAAAGAGCTGGCGGCGGGACGGAACGTCCAGAGGGTCATCGTGGACCCGTCGGCGGCCAGCTTCATCGAGACGCTGCGGCGGGAGGGCTTTTGCGTGGCGCGGGCGGTGAACGATGTGGCCGACGGCATCCGGGTAACAGCGGATCTGCTGAAAAGCGGACGAATCGTCCTGTGCCGGGAGTGCGGCGACTGTCTGCGGGAGATGGAACAGTACTGCTGGGATGAGCGGGGCGGCCGGGATGCCCCGCGGAAGGAGAACGACCACGCCATGGACGACCTGCGGTATTTTGCCATGGACCTGGCGGGAGAGGAACACGGCGGTTTCGCGGCGACGTATGTGGAACGGCGGATATGACAGAGAGACGGAGGCGGATATCAAACGTGAGATGGTTTAAAAAGCGGGAGAGCGTATCGGCGGCGCCGGTACAGCTGCGCAGCGGTGAACAGCACCCCTTCGGGATGCTGGGGGACTATGTGCCTCTGCGCAGCGGGGAGGACCGGCTGTACCGGGCGGTGCGGGAGGCGGTGCCTTTGGTGGACGCCGCCATTTACAAGCTGGTGCGGATGTGCGGCGGCGTGACCGCCCACTGCGGCGACGCCGCGGCGGAACGGGAGCTGGCGGTGTTCTTGCGGACGGTGCCCGTGGGGCGGGGACAGTTCGGCATGAACGCCTTTCTGGACTGCTACCTTGATTCTCTGCTGACCTACGGCAGAGCGGTGGGAGAGATGGTGCCTGCCGGCGGAAACCGGGACATCGCCGCGCTGCTGTGCGGCCGGGTGGACCGGTTGGAGATCCGGGAGGGGGAGCACCCCCTGGACTTTGTGCTCTGCGGGCCGGATGAGTACGGGCACATCCAGCCCCTGCCCTACCAGCAGCTGCTGCTGTTCACTCCCTTCCACCCGGAGGCGGAGAATCCCTACGGCGTGTCGCTGCTGCGGTCGCTGCCGTTCCTGGCGGACATCCTCATGAAGATCTACCACACCATCGGCGTCAACTGGGAGCGGTGCGGCAATGTGCGCTTTGCCGTCACCTGCCGGGACGGCGAGGGACAGGCGGCGGAGCGGAGCCGCCAGCTGGCCGGGGAGTGGTCCCGGGCCATGGCGGAGAGCCGCAACGGAAGCGTCCGGGACTTTGTGGCGGTGGGCGACGTGGAGATCCGCGTCATCGGCGGAGACGCGCCCATTCTGGACAGCGAGGTGCCAGTGCGGCAGATTTTGGAGCAGATCGTGGCCAAGACCGGTATCCCGCCCTTTATGTTGGGCCTCAGCTGGAGCTCCACGGAGCGGATGAGCGCCCAGCAGGCGGACCTGCTGACCACGGAGATCACCGCCATCCGCCGGACGCTGACACCGGTGGTGGAGCGGGTGTGCCGCATGTGGCTGCGGATGCACGGGTATTCCTGCGGCTGCGAAGTGGTATGGGATGACATCAACCTCCAGGACGAGGTAGAGGAGTCCAGGGCGGAGCTTTACCGGGAACAGGCCAGGCGGCTGCGCATTGAAAACGACCGGATGGAACAGGAAAACGAGGGAGGCGTGTAAAAGAACATGGCGACGGAGGAAATGCAGAGGGAGTTGGAGCGCATTAACCAGTTTGCCAAGACACCGCTGACGGCAGAGCAGGTGTATACCTTTACGCTGCGGCTGTGTGACAACGAGGTGGACCGGGATCTGGAGCGGTTCGCACCAGAGGCCCTGGAGGAGCTGGGCAGGCTGTTCGTGGGCAAGAGCGGCGTGTTTGACCACCAGTGGTCCGCTCAGGGCCAGACGGCCCGCATCTACCGCACCGAGGTGGTGGAGGAGCCCGCCGTCACCACGGCGGCGGGAGACCGCTACCGCTGGCTGAAGGGCTGGGCCTACCTGCTGCGGACGGAAAAGAACGCGGACCTCATCGCGGAGATCGAGGGCGGTATCAAAAAGGAGGTCAGTGTGGGATGCAGCATGGCGCGGCAGGTGTGCTCCATCTGCGGTGCCGAGGGCGGCTGCCAGCATGTGAAGGGACAGCAGTACGGCGGCAAGCTGTGCTTCACGGAGCTGCGGGAGCCCCTGGACGCCTATGAGTGGTCCTTTGTGGCAGTGCCCGCCCAACGGGGGGCCGGCGTTTTGAAACGCTATGGCCAGGAGGACCGGCAGGCGGCCCTGCTGCGCAAGCAGGCGGCGCTGGGACAGAAGTACCTGAAGGAGCTGCGCCGGGAGGTGGTGCGCCTTGCCATGCTGGCGGACGACGGATTGGACGGCGGCGTGTTCGCCGCGGCGGCGGACCGACTGGAGGAGCCGGAGCTGCTGGAACTGAAGCGGGCCTATGAAAAGCAGGCGGCCCGGCGCTTTCCTGCCATGCCCCAGCTGCGGGACCGGGAACCGGAGCAGCGGGGCGATGAGACCGTATTTCTCGTCTGAGGACGATAAAAGAAAGGAGAACAGGCATGAATTATTCTTATGAGGGCATCGGACAGTGGTGTGCCACCTTCGCGGGCAGCCAGGCGGAGGAGGGGCAGGTGGTCAAGCTCACCGCCGGAAAGACCGTGGGCCCCTGCACCGCCGGAGACGGCTTCTGCGGCGTGGTGCAGAGCGTCAGCCGGGATGGAGAGGCCTGCACCGTGGCCCTGGGCGGCATGGTACAGGCGGCCTACACCGGCACGGCGCCCGCCCTGGGCTGGAGCGGCCTTTCCGCCAACGGCGCCGGCGGCGTCAAGGCGGACAGCACCGGCCACAGCTACCTGGTGGTGGATGTGGACAGCACCGGCGGCACCGTGACATTCGTACTGTAAGGAGGAACGAGATATGGCATATCATTACGAGAATATCCATCTGGAGAAGGGCATGTATGGCCGCAGCGGCCAGAGCTTTGCCAAGACGCTGGAGGAACTGGACCCCAGTGAGCACTACCGCGGCACGCCCCTGGAGGGCCTGGACGCTTTCCAACGGCAGCTTAAACGCTTCGGCATCAAGGTAAAGGGCGCCGGCAGCGACATGGTGGAGAAATTTTTCCACACCACCGAGTCCTCCGTGCTGTTCCCGGAGTTTGTGTCCCGCGTGGTGCGCCAAGGACTGGAGGAGGGCAGCATCCTGCCGGACCTGGTGGCGACCGTGACCCATTTTGACGGCATGGACTACCGCTCCATTACCTCCGTGCCCACGGAGGAGGACAAGAAGCTCCGCCGGGTGGAGGAAGGTGCCGCCATCCCCGAGACCGTGATCCGCACACAGGAGAATCTGGTGCGCCTGCACAAGCGGGGCCGTATGCTGGTAGCGTCCTATGAGGCCATCCGCTTCCAGCGGCTGGACCTGTTTTCCGTGACCCTGCGCCAGATCGGCGCCTACATCGGCCGGATGCACCTGGCGGACGCCGTGGGCGTCCTCACCGCCGGCGACGGCAACGGTAACGCCGCTGCGGTGTACAAGGTGGGTACCGACCCCATTTCCGGCTCCGCCGGGACCCTCAGCTACGAGGCCATGGTGGACTTCTGGAGCCAGTTTGACCCCTACACCATGAATACGCTGCTGGTGGGCAGCGATATGATGCTGGCCATGCTGAAGATGCAGGAGTTCCAGAACCCCTTGACCGGACTGAACTTCCAGGGCACCGGCACCCTGACCACACCCCTGGGCGCCAAGCTGCTGCGCAGCAGTGTGGTGCCCGCAGGCACCCTCATCGGCCTGGACAAGCGCTATGCCCTGGAGCAGATCAGCAGCAGCGATATCCTGGTGGAATATGACAAGCTCATCGACCGCCAGCTGGAGCGGGCGGCCATTACCTCCATCTCCGGCTTTGCCAAGCTGTCCACGGACGCTTCCAAGGTCCTGAAGGTGTGAGCGCCGTCCGGCGGGGAGACATGACGCATGGAACAGACGATCCAAAAGTTGGCAGAGACGGTGAGCGGCGCTGGAGAGGATGAGACGGCCCTGCTGGAGGCCCTGTGCGGCGCGGCCATCCGCCGCTGGCGGGGACGGCTCCGGGAGGGACTGACGGCCGAGGACTGCGGCACGGCCTTCCACTGCGCGGCGGCCTTTACCGCCGCGGCGGACCTGCTCTCCGGCGGCGGAGACAGCGCCGCGTCCTTTACAGCGGGGCAGGTGTCAGTGAAAGCCAGGACGGCGGCGGATTCCGCCGCCCTGGCCGTATCCCTCCGTCAGGCGGCGGAGGAGCTGATGGCACCCTACACCGTGCCGGGGGACTTCGCATTCCTGGAGGTGCGGGGATGAGACGAAACCTGATGCGGGACCTGCTGGACCGGTGGGGACAGGAGGCCACCGTGGAGACTGCGGGTGGCACCACAGAGGCCAGGGCCTTTTTGCAGCCACTGGCGGAGCGGAGCGAGGCTGTGCCGGAGTGCGTGACCAACATCGGCTGGACAGATGAGCGGCTGTGGCTGTATCTGGGCGATACGGCGGCGGACACGGGAGACACCGTCACGTGGAACGGCAGGCGCTTCCGGGTACGGAGCGGACGGCCCTGGTATGTGGGCAGGCGGCTGAACCACTGGTGGGCGGTGTTGGAGGCGGCAAAGGAGGCGGCGGAGTGAGAGAATTGGCGTTGGTGCGGGACGAGGTGGTCCGGGCCCTGCGGGAGGCGGGGCTCACCGCCTTTGCCGCCTGGCCTCCGGAGCGGATGCGGGACTACGGCGGCGCCGTGGCGGCGGTGGACGTAGGCACCGCGGAAAGCGGGGCCGTGGGCTTTTGCAACTACCTGGGCGAGACTTATGACCAGACTCTTGGCACGGTGCGGGAGGTGTACGGCAAACAGCTGGAGACGGAGATCCTGGTGGACCTCCGGGCACAGCGGGCGGCGGACTGCGAAGCGGCCTGCGCTCAGGCGGCGGATGTGCTGCTGGACGGGCTCGCGGAGGGCATTCGCTGCGGAGAGCTGGCCTGGGAGGGCCTTTGCTGGGACAAAACCGCCGGAATGTTCCGGCGCCGGGGGCGCCTGCAGTGCCGGGCAGTGTTCGTGGCGGAGACCGGCGAAGACGATGAGACATTTTTGGACTTTCGACTGAAGGGAGTTTTGACCACTTGAGTGAGACGAGACATGAGCGGCCGGGTGTGTATTCGGCCTATGACGCATCGGCGGTGGTATCCGCCGGCGCGGCGCCCAAGAACATCGGGGTGGCGGCAAAGGCCGCCGGCGGAACCGTGGGTGCGGCCGTGACACTGACCGGCTATGCCGCTGGTGTGCGGGCCTTCGGAGAGGACACGCAGGCGGGCATGAGCACCATTTTGAAGCTGCTGTTCCAAAACGGCGCGTCCAGCGTGACGGCGGTGCGCGTGGCGGATGAAGGTGCTCTGGCGGATTATGAAGCGGCCTTCGCCGTTCTCAGCGGCCAGGATGTGCAGGTGGTGGTCTGCGACAGCGGTGAGGTGAACGTGCACCAGGCCCTCCGGTCCGCCGTGGAGAGCGACTCCGCTGTCCGCCGGGAGCGGATCGCCGTGGTGGGCGGCAGCGGCGAGACAGCGGCAGAGCTGGTGAGCCACGCCGCGGAACTGAACAGTGAGCGCATGGTGCTGGTGGGTCCCGACGCGCTGGACAGCAATGGCGGAACGCTGCCCGGTGTGTTTGCGGCGGCGGCCGTGGCCGGCGTCATCGCAGCTGGTACAGACCCGGCAGTGCCCTTGAACGGCGCGAAGCTGCGGGGCCTGGGGGGACTGGCCGCATCTTACAGCGACAACGAGATCGACCTGCTGGTGCGGGGCGGTGTGACGCCCCTGGAGAGCGAGAGCGGCATCATCGCGCCGGTACGTGGCATCACCACCCGCACCACCACCGGCGGCGCAGCGGATGCCACCTGGCGGGAACTGACCACCATTCTCATTGTGGACGATATCATCCCCGCTGTCCGCAGCGCCCTGCGCAGCAAATTTGCCCGCACCAAAAATACCGCCAGGAACCGGGGGGCCATTCGCTCCCAGGTCATTGTGGAGCTGGAGAAGAAGGTGGCCGCGGAGATCATCGACAGCTACGGCGAGGTGACGGCTGTCGCCGACCCCGATGATCCCTCGGTTTGCCTGGTGGAGTTCGGCTTTGCCGTGGCCCACGGTCTGAACCAGATCTACCTGACGGTGCACATCACCGTTTGACGGCGGGAAGGAGTGAAAAAGCATGAAGGGATTTCCCACGAGCTCTGATATCTATCTGGAGCTGGACGGCCGGAAGGTGGCGGTGGTACAGAGCTACACCGCCAAGGCCGTCAAGTCTTCCCAGAGCGTGGAGGCCTTCGGAGAGAGCGAGCCGGTGGCCACCATTGAGGGACAGAAAAAATACACTCTGGAGCTGACCCGGCTGTATGCCACCGACGACGCGGTGTCCGACGGCATCAACTTTTATGAGCTGAAGGACTTCTCCCTGGTCATCTGCAAGCCGGACCGGAAGATCATTTACAGCGGCTGTGAGTGGAGCGCCATTCAGGAGGACGGGCAGCTGAACGCCATGGTGGCGGAGAAGGTCACTGTGGTGGCTTCCAAGCGAATCGAGACCGGCGCATGAGGGAGGTAGATGAGCTGCGGCCCCTGACGGCGGGGAGACTGCTGGCCATCTGGCGTGAAAGCGCCCAGGCGGCGGAGGACCCGCTGGAACGGAGCCTGCTCTCCAACGCTCGGGTGCTGGCGGAGTGCTGCTGGTTCCAGGGGGAGCTGGCGTTCCCGGACAGCGGCACTGTGCTGGAGGAGCTGACAGCCCGGGAGATGGAATCGCTTTTGGCGATGCTGGGCGGGACAGGAGAGGCGGCGCAGCTGAATCCCGCCTTTGACCCGGCACGGTTCCAGGCGCTGCGGGAGGTGTGAGCGTGGACTACATTTATCAGGAGCTGCTGCGGCAGCGGGCGGCGCTGGCCCGCCTGCTGCTGGGCGGCGGCAAAGAGCGGGAGGAACAGAGAAGACCCGCCGGTACGGCTGAAATGCCCGCAGGTCGCTTGGAGGAGAGCGGCGGATGGAAAAACGCCCGGTACGGCACGTCCCAGGCGGCATGGGCGTCCGGAGGCGGATCGGCTTTCGCGGAGGATCTGGCGGACGGCGGGGGTTTCAGCGCAAGTCTGGAGAATGGCGGCAAAGCGGCTTTTGGGACGGACAGTATGCCTGCTGGGGAGGAGCCTACCGCGCAGAAAACCGGGCGCCGGACCATCGAAGGGGCCGCAGCTTCCGTCCGGCGGTGGCCGCTTTCGGATGCAAATGGCGGCGAAAGGAAAGGGCAGGCGTTTTGGCTGCGGTTGGAGACTGGGGAACGCTCCGATGAAAAAGCCCTGTCCCGCATGGTCCAGCGGGACGCCCGCCGGTATGACGGCGGATTTTCCCTGTACTGAAAGGAGGTGCGGCCATGAAGCTGACACCCATGCGATACAAGGACTTCACCTGGCCCCATAACCCGGAGGTCTACCAGGTGGAACGCCGCCGGGAAATGGCGGTCCACAAGGTACCCTTCGGCGGCTGTGTGCTGCAGGACCTGGGAAGTACCTACCGGGTCTTGCAGGGAGAGGGGACCTTCGCGGGACGAAATGCCTATGAGACATTCCAGGCACTGGAGCAGGTGTTTTTGCAGGAGGGCCCCGGCCTGCTGGTCCACCCGGTATGGCCGGCGGCCAACGCCCATTTCGTGTCCCTGGAGCTGACGGAAAAGCCCCTGCCGGACTATGTGCGCTACCGTTTTGCCTTTTGGGAGGACCGGGGAAGCTACGCGGCGGCGTTGACGGCCCTGTCTTCCGGCGGAGAGCAGGCGGTGCCCGCCGACAAGACGGCGGAGGCAACATCCGCTGTTTACACTGTGAGGAAAGGAGATACCCTGTGGGGAATCGCAAAGCGGTACGGCGTCACACTGACGGCGCTGATCGCCGTCAATCCCCAGATCAAAAATCCCAATCTGATCTATCCCGGTGACAGGGTGCGCATCCCATGAAAGGAACCATCATCACCTGCCGCCACGAGACCCTGGAGCTGCCGGTCCTGCTGGCATGGAAGGTGGTCCACACGGGCACGGTGCCCTGCGACAGCTATACGGCGACGTTTTTGTATGACAAATCCATGGCGGAGCCCCTGCATCTGGCGGCGGGCTTCCTGGCCATGGAGGGAGGAACAGTCGTGCTGCGGGGCATTGTGGACGAATTCACCGTGTCCATGGGAACGGAGGGGCTGACGGCCACCGTCAGCGGCCGGGGCTACGCGGCCCGGCTGCTGGACAATGAGTCCAGGCCCCTGACCTACCAGGGGGCTACCCTCCAGGAGATCATCCGCAACCACGTGACGCCCTACGGCATCTCCGCTGCGGAGACGGCGGCGGTGCGGGCAAACTCCGTCTACACCGTGGCGGCGGGCAGCAGTCAGTGGAAGGTACTGGAGGGCTTTTGCAGGGCCTACGGCGGCTTCTCCCCCCGGTTCGGCCGGGATGGACGGCTGCTGGCGGCACCGGAGCAGGAGGGACGGCGGCTGCGGATCGGCGGAGAGGACCCGGTGCTCTCCTGCGTGCTGCGGGAGGACCACTACGGCGTTTTGACGGAGGTGCTGGTCATCGACAAGACCCGGAACGCCGCGTACAGCGTCCAGAACCGGGACATGCTGGACCGGGGCGGCCAGTGCCGCCGGGTGGTGTATACGCCGGGGCAGAGCACCTGGGCGGCTATGCGCTACACGGGAGAGTACCAGCTTCAGCAGTCGAAAAAGAGGGAGCGGACCGTGGAGGTGACGCTGCCTGGAAGCTTCCTGGCCTTTCCCGGAGACACTGTGGAGCTGGACATGGAGCGCATGGGACTGCGGGGCACTTTCCGGGTGGCGGAGGCGGAAAATATCTTTTCCCGCAGCGGCGGTGCCACGGTGACACTGACTTTGGAGGAGCGTGTGTGAGATGTGGATCTCCAGACAAATGAAGACCGTGCCGCCCACGGCGGACGCGGACCTGGGCATCACCACCATCGCCGGCGGCAGCGCCGGCGTGGTGACCCGGGGAGAGGTTCGGTCACTGCCGGTCTACGGTCCCGGCGGCTATATCTGGATGCCGGAAAGCGGCGGGGCGGTGCTGGTCATCAAGGGCGGCCCCGGCGGAGAGGAACAGTGCGTGGCCGGTACCCGCCAGCAGGCGGCCCCGGAGGGGATGCAGCCGGGAGAGGTCTGCATCCAAAGCCCCGGCGGAAGCATTTTTTTAAAGCGGGACGGCACCATCCGCCTGCGGGGCGATGTGCGGCTAGAGGGGACGCTGACTGTCAACGGACAGCCGTACACCCCCTGCCAATGCGGAGAGGAGGAAAGCAAGTGACATGGCGGAGCTGAAATTAAAAGGCGGAGACTATGTGAAAGCCGGCGGCCGCCTGGAGAAAGCCGAGGGCCGGGAGGCGCTTTTGCAGCGGGTGCTGTTCAAGCTGACGGCCCGCCGAGGACGTTTTCCCTTTCAGGAAGACCTGGGGAGTCGCCTGTGGCGGCTGGGCACCCTGCCCCGCCAGCAGCGGCAGGCGGCCGCCCAGCAGTTCGTGGCGGAGGCGCTGGCGGAGGAGAACCTGACGGTGGAGTCCGTGGAGCTGGAGGAACAGGGGAACAGGACGGCCCTGACAGCCCGGCTCATCTGGGAGGGGCAGGCGCTGGCGGTAACGCTGGATATTCAATGAAAGGAGAACGGGCTTGAGAAGTGTTGACGAGATCTATCAGGAGTTGCTGGCAAAGCTGGCGGAGCGGTGCGGCTTTCAGCCGGAGGAATCCTGCGACCTGGCGGTACGGCTGTACGCCGCTGCCGCCCAGGTACAGGCCCTGGACATCCAGGCGGAGTGGGTGCTGGACCAGAGCTTTCCCCAGACGGCCCAGGGGATTTATCTGGAGCGCCACGCCGCCATGCGGGGCCTGAAGCGGCAGGAGGCGTCCAAGGCGGCGGGAACACTGCGGTTTTCCGTGGAGACGGCTTCGGCAGTGGATCTGGAGGTCCCGGCGGGGAGCGTGTGCATGACAGAGGCGGAATACAGGTTCCAGACCACGGAGCGGGGCGTTTTGCAGGCGGGAGAGCTGTTTGTGGACGTTCCGGCGGAGGCGCTGGAGGGCGGCAGCGGCTTCAACGCGGCTCCCGGGACCATTACCATCATGACGGCCTGCCCGGTGGGCATCACCGCCTGCACCAACCCCGGCGCCTTTTCCGGTGGCAGCGACCCGGAGAGCGACGAGAGTCTGCGGTCCAGGGTGCTGGAGAGCTACCGCCGCTTGCCAAACGGTGCCAACACCGCCTGGTATGAGCGGTCGGCCATGGCCCACACCGGCGTGGCGGAGGCGAAGGCGGTGGGCAGGGCCCGGGGCATCGGCACGGTGGATGTATATATCGCCACAGAGCGCGGAACACCGGACGCGGCTTTGCTGGAAGCCGTCCGGGCGGACTTGCAGGAGAACCGGGAGATCGCCGTGGACGTACAGGTGCTGGCGCCTACACAGCAGACAGTGGATGTGACGCTGGAGGCCGCGGCGGAAAACAGCCGGGACTTTTCGGCGGTGAAAGCGGCGGTGGAGCGGGCGGTGGCGGCGTTTTTCAGCGGACACCTTTTGGGAAAGCCGGTGCTGACGGCGGAACTCGTCAGCTTGGCCTTCCGGCAGGAGGGCGTGGAGAATGTGCGGCTGGTGAGTCCCGCGGCGGACATCGCGGCGGGGGTGGGCGTGCTGCCGGTGCTGGGCACCCTGACCGTGACGGAGCTGGGAGCGTGAGCGCATGGGATATGGAGCGTATTTGAAAGAGCTGCTGGCACCGCTGGGGGTGTATGACCTGGCGGAAGGCACAGTCAGCGAGGGAGAGCTGTATGCCCTGGGAGCCCTGCTGGATATCGTGGGACAGCGGCTGGAGACCGTGGAGCGGGAGAGCCTTACCGCCACGGCGGAGGGCGAGGGCCTGGAGCGACGGGAGAGCTTGTTTACCCGCCGACCTGTGGCAGTCACGGCGGAGAGCCGCCGTGCTGCCATTGCCGCTCTGCTGCAAATCGACGGCGACAGCCTGACACCGGAGGCTATCAACCGCACTATCCAGGGCTGCGGCGTCCGGGCCAAGGCCCTGGAGGTGGACACGGGACACCTGCGGGTCATCTTTCCGGAGGTCAACGGCGTGCCGCCGGAATTTCAAGAGATCGAGAACATCGTGCTGGACATCCTGCCCTGCCACCTGGAGGTGGAGTTCTATTTCCGCTACCTCACCTGGCGGGAGTGTGAGAGCATGGAACTGACCTGGGCGGGTGTGGAGGCGGGCCTCCACACCTGGGAGAGCTTTGAGCTGGCGGTCCCCACGGAGGAGGGCGTGTGATGGAACAGGAGCTGAGCGCCCGTATGGCGGGACTGGAGGAGAAGGTGACGGCGCTCTCCCGGCGGACCGAGCGGCTGGAAAAGGGCCAGACGGCCCTGAACCGTCTGGCCACGGCGGTGGAGGTGCTGGCCACCAAGCAGGAGAGCATGGGCCAGAGCCTGGAGCGGCTGAACGAAAAAATGGACAGCCTGGAGCGGCGCCCCGGCCAGCGGTGGGAGAGCCTGGCAGATAAGGTGCTGCTGGTGCTGGCGGGGGCCTTTGTCAGCTTTTTGCTGGCGGGAGGCGCCGCATGAAAAAATGGACGGCGTCTCACCTGATCGCCCTGGGAGTGCTGGCCACGGACGTGCTGGCCACCTGCTGGGTACTGTATGTGAGCCGTCTGGCGGTGCGCCTGAACTTTACCGGGAGCCTGCCGTATCTCACCGCACTTGTGGGGGCCTTGCAGGCGGCCACGGCGGTGGTGCTGGCGGCGTATTTCAACAAGAGCCGGGCGGAAAATACCCGGGGCGGCATCGTGTATGACAGCGCCCTGGGCAGGAACGGAGACTGGGACGCGTAAGGAGGAAGAACGTTGCGGGAAGTGATCGGAAGACGGCTGGGAAACCTGCTGTCGGTCAAGAGTCTGGTGACGCTGACGCTGACGGCGGTTTTTGCCGCCATGGCGCTGCGGAGCACCATCAGCCAGGATTTTATGACGGTGTACGCGGTGGTCATCGCGTTTTATTTCGGGACCCAGAGCCAGAAGGTCCAGGAGGCGCTGGATGGCGGCGGCCAGTGAGGTGCTGGAGCTGGCCCGCCGGGAGCTGGGGACCTGGGAGGAACCATCCGGCAGCAACCGCGTGAAGTACAACACGGCTTACTACGGTTGGGAGGTGTCCGGCGGGGCGTATCCCTGGTGCTGCGTGTTTTTGTGGTGGCTGTTCCGGGAAGCGGGGGCGGCGGAGCTGTTTTATGACGGCGGCCGAACCGCCAGCTGTGGAACGCTGATGGCGTGGGCCCGCGGCCGGGGACGGCTGGTGACGGCGGACTACCTGCCGGGCGACTTGGTATTTCTGCGGTTTTCCGGCAGCGGCCGGCCGCAGCATATCGGCATCGTGGAGGCGGTGCGCCGGGATGGACTGGTGACCATTGAGGGGAACACTGGCGCGGGCAGCGATGCCAACGGCGGACAGGTGCAGCGCAGAGAGCGGCCGTACCGGTATGTGCTGGGGGCATACCGGCCGGCTTATGAGGAGGAAACTATGACACAGCAGCAGTTTGATGCCATGATGGAAGCATGGCTGGAGCGCCGGGCGGAGCAGGAGCCGGGAGAATTTTCCGCCGAAGCCCGGGCGTGGGCGGAGGAAACGGGCCTCATCCTGGGAGATGCCGCCGGACGGAAACAGTACAAGAGCTTTTGCACCCGGGAACAGCTGATGACGTTTTTATACCGGCTGGTGCGGATGAAAAAACAGTAA